CGCCTGTGTCCGGCGCGTGCAAGTCGATGGCCACAACCTGCTTGACCTGCGCCTTGAGCTCGCCGGCTACGTGTTCGTCGACGCGCAGCGCGTTCTGCTGCGCGAGCAGCGAGATGCGGCCGCTCGGGACATCACTCTGGACGTCTGCGCGCACGCGGTCGAACAGCTCGACTGTGGGATCATCACCATCCCCCTCGGCATCGAGCCGTGCCGGCAGCGCTGCGCGGAGCTGATCGGCGTCGTGGTACACCTCCACGCCGCGCGCGATCAGCGTCGGCAGCGTGGCCTGCAGGACAGTGCGCACGCCGGCCGCCATCGCGGATTGGCCGCTCGTGAGCCGCTCGTGCGGCATGTGGAGCACGAGCAGATGATCGACAGGCTTGTCGCGGCTGCGCTCGAGCAGCTTGCGCAGCGCGCGGATCACGGCGACGCCCTCGAAGATGCCGCTGTCCGCGGCTGCGATGCGATCCGCGAGCGCGCTGCTGGCTTCGCTCCAGCCGAGCGGTATCAAGTCGTCCGAGCTCTGCACGGCCATGCCGAGCAGAGCGCCGATCTCGAGCGCGAGCGTCGTCTTGCCTGCGCGCGGAGCGCCCACGATCGCAATACGCTGGCCGCGCGCGTCGAACACGCTCGGCTGCGGCCTCGAGGCCGCGTGCGCAGCGACGAGCGCTGGCAGCGCAGGCACGACGTGCCGCTCGAGCGCCGCGCGGATCGTGGCCACGATGTCGAGCAGGCCGCGCAGGTATGCGAGCTGTGCGGCGTGGCCGTAGCGCGCTGGCCGGATGCGCACAGCGCGCGCGATCCGCGGCTTCGGCAAGCCGAAGGCCTGCGACATCTGCGCGCGCTGCCGAAGTGCCGCGCGCAGGCTCACAGCGCTGAGCCGTGCTGCTGATCGAACACGTGGTAGCGCAGGCCGCCCCACATGAAGCTGCCGACGCACAGAGCGGCGTGCACGTCGTGGCCGATCAGCGGTGTCCACGGAGGCAGCACGAGAAACCTACGCGTCTCGAACGGAGCATCGACGTCGACTAGCGCATACACGCAGGGGTGTGTGCCAGGCTCCGCGCCAACAGACAGCGTCTGCGCGCCGGCAGGCATTTGCACCTCGCACGCGCCAGGCGAGAGCTCGTACGTCGCGATGCTTTTCACGGCTGCGCTCCTGCAGGCTTCGAGCCTGGCTTCGGCGCGTTCGGATCTGGCTCGTTTGGATCCGGCTCGTCCGGAGGGTTCGCGATGCGCTCGCGCAGCACGTCGAGTGCCTGCTCGCGCGCGTCGACGTCGAGCTCCGCAAAGTAGCCTTCGTGCGCGAGCTTGAGCGCGGCTTCCTCCGGCAGCACGACTTGGCCTGTGCACAGCGCGACGAGCGCGTCTGACATCGCTTTGAATGTGTCGGCCTTTTCTTTGTCGCTCGGCTGCCACAGCGGCGGCCAAGTGATCTCGAAGTCGAGCACCTTGCCTTGAGTAGGGCCGTCGCTCGTGGCCATCAGCACGCGGACGAGCTGCTCGAGCTTTGGCTGCAGATGCTGCAGCCGCTCGGCCGCGACTTGATCATACCAGCCGCGTGTGTCGCTCTCGCCTGTCGCGTTCATGCCTGCCGGCGAGCGCTGAAACAGGATCGTCGTCGGCATCGTGCCGGCCGCGGAGACGCGCATCATCTGCCGATCAAGCACCTCCGGCAGGCCCGTGAAGCTCGTCGCCACACGCTCAAAGCTTTCCTTGTCCGCGTCGATCAAGATCGACCTGCAGACAGAGCGCGCCATCTCCATCATCTGCATGCGCTTGCGCAAGAGCATCTCGCCGCTGGTGCTGAGCATCTGCATCAGGTTCGCGAGCTTGAGAACGCCCTGCGACGCGTCTGTCATCAGATGCGAGACGCTGAGCCAGCTCGAGTTACTGGCCTGCATCACCGGCTTGAGCCGCTGCAGCATGGAGTCCGGCCACATCGAGCCGTTGATCTGCTCCTGCCGCGCGGCCTGCACGCCCTTGAACATGAGCAGCCGGCTCTCGTGGATCACGAGCTCGCCGCTGGTGTTGCGCCGGCGCTCGCCCTGCTGCGTGTTCGCGCTGTTCGTGCTCGAGATCTGCAGCAGCTTGAACGTCGCTGGCTCGCCATACTTCGGCGCTTGCACGTCGTCGTAATACGTATCGATCTGCAGCTGCGTGCGGCGCAGCACGTTCAAAAACCGGAGCTGCTTGACGCGCTCGAGCGCGAGCGGCTTGTCGAGCTCCTGGCCGTCGTCGGCGCCCATGACGACAGCGCCGCCGCCGTACAAGCGGGCCCAGATCCAGGCCTGGCTTAGCTTCGGCAGGCCCTCGAGGTCCTTGACGGCTGTCACGATCGCGCGCGACGTCGTGGTTGCTGTGTCGCTATCCTCCTCGCGCAGCTTGACGCCGAAGCCGGCGCGCACGGCATCGCGAGGCAGCTGATCGACGATGCGCGCGACGAGATCGTCGTCGTTGTACATCGCCTCGAGCTCGTTATCCGGCAGCTGCGTCGTCGCGACGGCAGCCATCGAAGTCTGCTTGTCGCGCAGCGTGCCGAGGCCGCTCATCGCGTTCTGCCAGGCATCCATGCGATCGACTACGAGCTCGACAACGCGATCGGCGATCGTCATGTGCGTGTGTATCCGCCGAGCCGCTCGGCTGTCCAGTCGCGCACGGACCTACATCTGAGCCTGCTCGAGCGCAGCGAGGTACTCGGCCGCGCCGCCGGCCAGAAAGAACCGGATCGCCTGCGTCTGGGCGTCGACGCGATCGTTCGCTTTGCCCTTGGGAAAGCGCTTGTGCTCAAGAATCCAGTCGAGGATCCACGGACACAGCGACACGTCCGGCAGCCAGATGCAGCCGCTCGCAAACACGGGTTGCGTCGCGTACGCGCGCGCGACTTTCGAGCCGTCTGGAGTCACTGGCACGACTCCGCTGATCTCGCGCTTGAGCACTTCGATCACGGCCGGGCCGTTGGCCTTGTCCTCGATGATGATCGCGGAGGACATCGGCCAGCGCGCGTACAGCGTCCGCGCAGCAGCGACTGTGCCGAGGAAGTCGAGATGCTCGCGGATCTCGTCCAGCAGATAGAAGTTTGGAGGCTTGTAGCTCCACACCTGCGCGGCCACGTAGCTCGACGTCTCGTGATCCTTGAACGCGCAGTCCAGGCTGATGATCACCTGATGGCCGTACAGCTCCGGCCGCGCGTGGTAGACGTTGTGCATCCACGCCTCTTGGTAGATCGCGCCGCCGGCAGGCACTGGATCCTGTTGATCCTGCGCGGCCCAGCCATCCGGGCCGAACTCACGCTTGCGCCGCGCGACTTCCTCGGCACTCCAGCGCTGCGCGCACAGCAGCTCGCCGTCCTTGCTGCGCGGATCCTCCCAGCCGATCGGCGTCGGCGGCCGCCGCGCCTTCGCCTCGTACGTCATTGGGATCGCGAGCACGGCATAGTCCTGCTCGGCCGCCTTGCCGGCGAGATCCATGTCGTGGATGCGCTGCATGATGATCGTGCGCGTGTTGTTGCCAGGCAGCACGCGCGAAGCCATCGTCTCGAACCACCACATTTCGGCCTTCGCGAGCATCGTCGCGCTGTGCGCATCGGTCGGCTTCGTCGGATCGTCCACGACTTGGCGATGCGCGTGAAACCCCGTGGCGATGCCGCCGACGCTGATCGCTTGGCGGATGCCGCCTTGATTGTTCTGCAGCCAGTCGACAAGCCAGCGGCCGCGCTGCGGCCGCCAAACATCGCCCCACAGGTCCTGATACCACGGCGTCTCTACGAGGCCGCGGCAGCGCAGCGAATCGCGCACGGCGAGCGTGTCCGCGTACGCACCGAACTGCCATTGCGTGCCAGGCTTCCAAGTCCATTCCCAGCACGGCCACATCACACATACCGTCGTGCTCTTGCTCGAGCCGGGCGGCACGTTGATCACGAGGCGCGGCAGCTGGCCGCGCGATTGGGCCTCGAGGTGTTCGCAGATCGCGCCGATGTGCCAGTTCTCCACAAACGGAGCGTTCGGCACGACGAGCGGCCAGGCGGCCTTTACGAACTCGTACAAGCTGCCTGGCCGCTGCGCCTTGCGCTGTTCGCGGCGTTCGCGCTCCGCGATCAGCGCTG